TAAGACGACAATGGAAGACACCCAGTCTGCTTTTTATAGCAAGCTTAAAAAACAGATTGCACGAATAGTGATGGATGATGGTTATGTTATTTCTCTCGGATGGAACAGTGGTGGTATTGGCAAAACGCTTGGTTTTGAGATACAGGAAATTCTTCTTGTAGCTCATGGCGGTTGGCATAATGACACGATTGTTACTGTTGAGAGAAAAAGGCAAAGCCAGCAGACAGAACTATTTGATAGAAGGAGAGTCTGATGACTGAAGACCAATTTGGTCACAGGTGGATAGCTGTGGAAGCTGACAGAGTGGGGTGCATCGATTGTATGGTGTCCCCGCTCAGTGTCCACGCTAAACAACCATGTGACAAGTTATTAACTTGGATCGATGACATGGCAAAAGATCATGGACAATGATATAATGTCAGTGACGGTTGACAGGAGGTTGTCAAAATGACATCCAAATTAGATATGTTACCAATACCAGATACAGAAGAAGAAGATTACCGAGAAGTCAAAGTGACTATTCGATTCAATCCTCTTGCATTTAAGTATGCGAAAGATCTGGTAGACAATGCTTTTGTAGGTATGCCAGGAATTCCTGCACACTATGCAAGAGAAGTATTTACCATGATTGAACATGACGCTATCGAAAAATTCGGTCAAGCTTATGTTGACTCATGGCAAGATCATCCTAGCCCAATGCCCTTGAGCTGAGGATCGGGGAACTGTGACAAGAAAGATTTACCTCTTTCTATATAGAGAACTACACAACAATCACAGAGGAACGATTAGGTTTCCCCTTCGTGCAGGTTCGATTCCTGCTTCCCCACTAACCAATAAATAGGAGGATATATGAATAAAGCAATATTTGGCACTTGGAAAAAACTTGACAGGTTCGTGTCAACTCCGTGCCAGCATGATGATCTGATATTAACTATCAGAGTCAAGCAGGACGAAGACACAGAAACAGTCAGAAAGATAGTTTCCGATTCTGCCCACGACTTACATCTCGAACTAGAACGAGCATTAGCACCAAGTACGGTGATAGTCTGTTCTGGTGATGGGGTTAAAGATAGAGTCGTTGAAAAGTTTTCTAATAAGTAATGCAACATTTGTTGTGTTACTTCGGCAGGGATAACCTGCCACGCCCACCAACCGCCTGCAGTCGCAGTTCCTCCTCCGACTGTTAGCCGTTGGTGGGCTTTTTTTTGTTTTTGACAGAAGATTGTCAATTTTTTTTATATCAAAAACTTAACCTGCAAGTTCACCTTGCTGATGCGAAAAGCTGATGCGTGTATGAAATTGGGATAAGCTGATGCGTATGCCAAATCAAGAGGGATTCCCAGTAAGTGATAAAAGAGTTCAACTAGACCTTTTACACCCGATACTTAAACATAGACTCACTGCACTGTTCAGACACCCAGAGATACAAGGTCGTATGGTCATATGCTCTGGTGTTAGATCTTATGCGGATCAGAAAAGACTCTACGATGGGTACAAGGCAGGCAAGAAGGGATTTAATCTTGCCGCCAACCCAGACTGGAAAAGACCAGACGGATTCTTCTTCGGGAGCTTTCACCAACAGCAACCAGATGGGTATGGGTATGCTGTGGATTTCCGAATAATTGACAAGAAGCTGTCAACACACAGAGCTAATGAGCTTGCAAAAGCTTATGGCTTATGCGCTACGGTTAGAGGTGAGTGGTGGCATCATCAACCAAGAGATGCAAATGACTGGTTCCCTACCCCAGGATTTGATAATCCTCCAGTGCCTAAAGTTGACTTTGGGGCAATCATAGAATTCCTTAATGGACTCAGAGAAGAGATAGCTAAGAAACCTTTGAGGGTTTATCGATCTAAAGGTAAAGCAGTTGAGGTTGCACAACGTAAGCTTGCTGACAGAGGCTACGCTTGTGGAGTGCCTGATGGAAAATTTGGACGCAAGACAAGAGTGGCAACTATAAGATTTCAGAGAGCACATGAACTAATGCCTGACGGATCAATAGGGCCTCTAACATGGGACACTTTGCTATCTGCTAAACAGGAAGAAAAAGAAATTCAAGAAAGTTTATTCTAGTATCCACCACTTTCTAAAAAAGACTGTTATACTCAACTGTCACTGACCAGTCACCAGGAAGAACGCTAAGGCGTTCTTACTAGTTCCAGGAGGATAAATGGAAACTATAAATTCTGCGATTCAATCTCCTGACCCAGATTGGATTGTTACTCTACTCAAAGATTTCTGCCTAAATGACAGTGATTTATACGATGTAGAACCTGTTTTGCCTTTGTTAGAAGCAGGTATAAACCCTCAGCATGTACGCAAGAAGGTACATGCTTCGTTAAAAAATGATTACTACGGTAATGAGCTTATGGAAGCTGTTAGGACATTGTTTGCCTACGGATTCCCTACACATGAGATATCTTCTCTTCTGTCAGTGGCATCTGACACCTGCTATCAGGTGATACATGGATCACGTTGGAGTATAGAAGAACGCACTGCTATTCAAATGCACCTCTGTGGTGATACACCTGTTCAGATAGCTGAAGAGCTAGAAAAAACAAGAGGATGGGTTTATTACGTCTTTGAAGTTCATGGTGTCACACCCAACCGTAAGAATGCTATACCACCAACTAAACAACAGAAAAGAGAAATCATCAGACGTTTCGACAAAGGTGATAAAGCATCTGAAATATCAGAAGAGCTAAACCTAGCAGAGCATCAAATATATTTTGTAGTGGCGCAAGCCAGAACATCAGGGAGAAGAATAAGAGTATGAGCGTAGGACCATCAGCACCATCAGAAGTAGCAGATCCTTGGGGGTTAGCTCCCTATTCCCCAAGGACTCTGCACCAATCCGATATCAACACAGCAGAGATATGCACCTTAAGGTTGCATTACTCGAAACAACCAGATCGTATATACACATCTGATGTGAATCGTGCAATGGGTACCGCATATCATGCGGGACTAGCAGAATATTACCTAGAGAGAAAGAACGGAAACTTTCTAGAAGTCAAAGACAGTATCAGTGTTGCATTAGAAGCTCTCAGACATGAAGTAGCTATCTCAGACCCAGACATGTTCTCTTGGACATTCCAAGAACAAACATCAAGACTCGACAGGATAGATCTAGATTACAAAGAAGCCTCTGCGATGATTAGCGACCTGATAGCTCAATACTATGAGCAGGGCAGAATGTGGCCTGAAGAATACGAAGTAGTAATGGTGGAAGAATCTTTTCTTTTACCGTTGGAGTACCAAGACAATGGCTCTGTTGAATTTGCTCAGAACATGACTGTCAGAAAAGGAACAGTCGATCTTGTTTTGAAAGGACCAGATGGATGGTACAGAATAGTAGATCATAAAAGCGCTAAAAAGAAATGGCCTAGAGGTAAGGAGACTCATCGTAAGACTCCGCAACCAGGGTATTACATAGGCGCTTTACAAGAACTCTTGGAAGATGAGAATGTCACATTTGTTTATGACATTGCATCTTGGCAAGGTGATTTTCAGCGGATAGATGCACCTCGAACAAAGGCGCAGATAGAAGCTGTTAAACAAAAAGCCAAGGCAACTGCTTTGGTGCTTGAAGGGGATGCCTTCATGCCTAATACAACATCCTTCTTATGCACTGAAAGGTTCTGTGATTATTGGTATCACTGTCCTTTTGGAGAAGCATTAGAAGGTAACGACTCAGAAGGAGCGTGAGAAATTGGATGCGAGAGATGCTTCCATACTTGCTCAAGTTTCTGCAAAAGTAGCAGGAGATATCTGCTCAAGTAGCGGAGATATTGACAAGTATTTGTCAACTATAGAAGCTGTCCATAATGATCTGTTAGATCGATGTGGCACAGCAGTGGTTCAGGCAACATTCCAAGGCACTACACCAGTAGTTGCCACACCTACACCAGGGCCAACCCCACAGGTTCAAACTGGTCCTATAAGTGCTGACTCTAGCGAGGAAGCTAAATGGCAGGATGCGTTAGTTAGTAACCCAGACAACTGGTTTAATAACACAACAGATAAAAAGAATCCTGCTGGTCCAGACTTCCGTCATAAGAACATTAAAGATGGTGGAGGACAATTCAACATAGGGCTCTGGCTTACGTCAGACAAATTCAAGACAAGAGCACCAGACTGGGTCTTTGCTCAACTTGGAATGGATATCCCTGCTGGATTCAAAGCTGGTAATTAGAAACTATGCCAGTACGCCGACTAGAGGAAGTCGGAGAAGAGTTAAGTCGGTGGGCTACTTCTGGGCTAACCAGAGTACCCACTGGCTTTCCACTTTTCGATGACCGTACCAATGGAGGAATAGCACCAGGTGAGGTGTTTTTATTCCTAGCAAGAACCAGTGTGGGTAAAACATGGTTCGCACTAAATGTAATAGCCAACCAAGACAAGACAACACCTATGATTTTCTTCTCTTTAGAGATGCATGGCAGATACATATTACAAAGACTCGCTGGTATAGCTAGCAACACAGCGACTATTGACATAGAAAGGTCACTTTCAGAGACAGGAGAAGCAGAAGGTGTGCAAGTAGCTCAAGAAAGATACCCCTTATTAGCTATAGAAGATGAACCAGGGATGTCTGTAAGAGCGATGAGTGATGCTTTAGAGGAGTATGCAGGACAGTTCGGTCAACCACCAAGACTAGCTGTCGTTGATTATATGGAACTTGTTAGGTCACCAGGGATGACACAAGTAGAGAACGTAGACAAGTTAGGGTGGGCATTAAAAGATTTCGCACGTAAGGAGGACATAGCTTTAGTTGTTTTGCATCAAGTTAAAAGAGGTGACGGTAACCAAGGTCATCAACCTTTAACTATGACAGATGCAAGATTCGGTGGAGAAATGTCCGCTGACTATGTCGGAGGAGCATTCAGACCATGTCTAAATCCTGCATTGAGTGTTGACATGAGAGAGTCAATGGAAACAGATTTCCGTTTACAATTTCTGAAAACAAGATCTTCAGGAGGTATATACCCAGACGGTGTTAGACACTACTTTGATATAGAAACTGGTTCTATAGTCCCTTGGTTCGATCAGTTGCCAGCAGGACAGATGGAGTTCTAATGCAAGACATGGAAGAGATGAAAGAAATAGCTGGAGAGGTAAGAATGGAAACCATTCTAGATCTTTTAGGTTTAGATCGACCTAATACTGGTCATAAAATTGCTTCCATTAACAACCCAGAAGAAACAGTACCTAGCTTACATATCTATGAATACGACT